AGGTAAAATAGTCACAGTAGCAGCACCTGCAGTTCTAACTGAAACATAACCTCTTAAAGTTAAAGAAGCATTAGATACTAATACGACATCACCAACTCTAATACCATGATTAGCACCAACAGAGTTTCCATCAACATCATTTACAATTGTAAATACGTTCGCAGAAACATCTTCGTTAGTCGCAGTATATGCTAAATGTAATCTACCTTGCTCCGACCATACAACTCTATCGGAATTAGAAGCTTCTTCAGCTCCTACTTGATTTAAGAAGCCTGAAATTGTTCTTTTACCAAAAATCTCAGCTTCTTTGTCCATAAGATCTGGTAAGTATTGTTGTGCCCATCCTTCTGTAGCACTTGTTAAAAAGTCTACATAATTAGATGTCAACGTTTGTTTACGCGGCGCCGCATCTGGCGCGCTTGCACTTGTAATTGCCATTTTAAATTGTTTTAAAGTTATTTATTGTTTTTAATTTTAAACTTAAAATCAGAAGAATCTTGACCTAATACTTTAAACTTTAAACCACTAGTATTAACTTGTTCACTATGTTGTTGACGTGGGTCCATGTTAATATTTTTAGACTTAGCTACACTTTGTTTTAAAGCGTCCGCTTTGCCTTGTTCGTAGAAGTGGCTAGCAATAGCATCGGGATTCATAGCTGTATATAAAGATTTATGATAACCTTTAGCGTCTTCTATTTCGTTGTTTTTGTTCAAAAACTTTTTGACAAAATTACTAATATCAGATTGCTGCTCTTTAACATTTTGCGAGTCTTTTACGTTAAACCTAAATCTTTTTTCTCCAACTTTATATTCAAAACCTTTGAAATCTTTGTTGAATAAATTGTCAGTTCTATTTAAAAAAGTTCGCTGTTGTTGATCTGCTATTTCTTTCTGTTCTTTTGATTCCTTGTTGTACCTATTAAAGAAATCAATTGCTTTCTGTTGCTCACTCGTGAGCTTTGAACCATATTGAATTTCTTCATAATATTTAGACTTTACACTGTCCAAGTGTTGCTTTGCTTGAGCAACTTGCTCCTTTAAAGCTAATTTTTTTCTTTTTATATCTCTATCCTCATCCACCTCTTCATCATATGAAAAATAATCTTCCATCATAAATTCTATTTCACCTGAATTAAGATGAGGTTTTGTTTGTTTGTAATATTCTTTTAGTAAAGTATGATTATCCATTTCAGAATAATCTTGATTTAACCTAATATAATCACTCATACTCCCACCAGTTTCTTCCATAAAATCTATAAGCTTTTGTATATTTTCTGGAATTGGTTTACCTGTTTCTTTAGATTCTTCTATAGCTTTATCAATCTTGTCTTGTACTTCCTCTGTTTTTTCTTCTATAACCTCGTCAGTGATTTCTTCTAAAACAGGTGTTTCTTCATCTTTTTCAATTGATTGCTCTGGCGTTTTTTCTTCAACTACTTCTTGTATAACTTCAGTTTGATTATCATCAGTTACGTCTGTTGTTTCTTGGTTTTTATCAATTTCTTCTTCTGGTTTTTTACTTAAATCCACTTTTATAACATCTGGATCGTCTTTACTTTCAAATTTACTTAAATCAACTTCAGGTTGTTTTTCTTCCTGATTTTGTTCTGTTTGTTGTTGTGTAGTTTCTTCAACTACGTTTTCTTCTTTTTCTTCCATAATAAAATATTATATAATTAATTAACTTATTCTAGGTTCAAACTGACCTAAACCAAAATCTCCTCTAAGTATATCATTACCTGTAGACTCGAAGTTTTTAGGTGGTTTTTCCTTTTTTCTTTGATCTATTAGTTCACTTTGTTGACTAGCTTGTATTCTAGTTCTTTCGTCTTTCCTATCTTCTTTTTCTTTTTCTTTATCCATAACTATTTGAGTATCCATTTGCCTCAACTGCATATTGTACTGGAACTCTTGCTGCATTAATTGTGACTTAATTTCAGCCTCTTGCATTAATCTTTGCGATTCCATTTGGGCTTTCATTTGTTCTAATTGGGCTTCAGCTTGAGTTATAGATTGTTGTTTTTGCATTTCCATTTCAGCAGCAGCTTGTTGAGCTTGCATATTTGCTTGTGCTTGAGCTTGTATATTTTGCTGTTGAATTAATTGATCTCTTTCTGCTTTTTTAATTCTTCTAATTTTAAGAAGTCTATTAGCTAGTTTTGTATTTTTAATATCTCTAAGATCTATAGCGTCTTCTAGTTCTATACTTTGCTGAGATAAAGCTTGTTGAATGTTGTTTTCTAATAACATTTTTTCTTCTTCATCTGGAGCTAAATCAATAAATATACCAAAATCATATAGATGTAGCTCTGACATTTCTTCTAGTGTAGCTACATTATGAACTCCAATAGCTTGTATAAAAGCGTCTCTAGTTGGTGAGTACTCTATAATATCTGATATTCTTAAAGATAAGCATTCTGCAACTTGAGTTGTTAAATATAGTCCAGAATTTAATATATGTCTAGTCGCTGTATTTGAATTAGCAGCTGCTAATTTTTGAACACCAACAAGCGCTTTAGAATCAGGTGTGCTACCATCTCTAGCCTCATTAAGTCCAGTGACGTCTCTTATCATTTGTAGATAATAGTTGTAGTTAGTTATTAAAGCTTGTATTTTATTACCTCCAGATCCCGATGTAATTTCTTGAATTGGTACTTTACCAGGATTAGCATCGCCTTCACTAGTAAAACTTCTACCTATTACAGATCCTGTTTGGAAGAACATATTTAATGCTTCTTGTGGATTATAATTAGTTCCATTACCTAAATCCACTTCAGCTAAACCATCAGCATCTAAATAAACACCATCTGGAACCATACGTGACATTACTTGTTGTAATTTTAAATGTGTCAATTGTATCATATCAGCAAAACCAGTTATTCTACGTACTAATGAGTCTATTTGTCCTTTATACATTCTAGGTGCAACGACAGCATAGTTCATTTTAACTTTAGTAAAATCACTTTTAGGGCGCATCATGTTTTTACACATTTCCCATTTAAGTAACTTATTTGTACCTAAAACCATAGCCCCTTCATAAAGACATTCTATAGATCTTTGTAGTTTACCGTAACCGCCTTCTTTATCTTGTGGTGGATTAAAACCATCATCTTTTTCTATGGCTTTATCACCACCAAAACCAGTTTCTTTCATTTTGTATACTTCGTTCATGTAACTTTTATAGTTAAAATAAAGTACTTGAACCTGATTATTATCTACTTCTCTAGAATTACTAGGGCCATGATAATAACTACTTTGTTGTACACTTTTATTTTTAGCAATATCTTCTAGATCTTCATGTGTTAAATGTGGAAATTGTTTTGCTAATTCATTTATAGGTATAGTTTTAACTTCTCCGACATAATAAATATCATCAAAATAAGGAGATTCTGTATACGAATAAACTATATTTGCTGGATCAACATATTTTATCACTACACCTTCTGAAGTAGTAAAGTTAGTTTTTACCGCTCCAATACCTAAAACCGTTAAGTCTCTATAAAATCTCTTTTTTATTAGCTCATAATCATTACCCTCCATCAACACATTAATAGCTTGTTCTTCAGCTATTTCAACTGCTTGTTTGTAAGTAAGTTGCATGTGAAGCTCTAATTCTTCTTTTGTTTCTGGTAAAGTATCTGGATCATTTTGATATAGATTTATTCCAAAGTTTTCTGCAGAAAAATCATTCATTTCTTTTGTAGCCATATCACCTAATATAGATTCCATATATTCGGTTCTTTTAGCGACTCCATAAGGATCTTGTGAATAAGCTTTTATATCATAAGTTCTCTCAGCTATACCATTAACTACTATATCTACAAATTTTGGAATAATTGGAACTGGTGTCCAATCAAGGTTTAGATAAGATAAATCACCATTTATAGATAACTCATCTTTATATTTTTGAATAGATTGTCTTCCACTAGCGTACAATCTTAAATTATGATAGTTATTTTGATTAGTGGAATATTTAGTGTACCCTTTGTCTTGATGGAACCATTCGGTTTCAATAGCTTTAGCTACTTTCAAACCATAATCATAGCTTAATTTTTCTGCGTCACTAACAACTTGACTAGGAAAATAATTATTTATAACAGACTCTGCCATATTTATTTTATTAGTTTAGATGTATTACCTCTATTTTCATATCTAGCAATACTTATGTTTAATTTCGGTTTTTCAATTTTCGCATTTGGTGCATATAAATGTCTATTACAAGCCATTATAGCTAATCCAGAACTAATTGTTGCGTCAAATTTAGTTCTTTTTGTTATATCAAATCTAGCCCAATCATTTAAAGTTCTATTAAAATATATATTACCATAATTCCCATCACCTAAATGCCCAACGTATTGCTGTATATACATTTCAATAGCAGAGGCATGTGCTTGTTTTATATCCTCGCTTGAATTTGGTATACCACCTATTTCTTTTTCTGCTGTAGATAGTTTATTCCAAACTTTATCAGGGCGATTCATTGAGTAACCTCTATACCCTCTTCTTCTTAAATAGTATAATAATCTTGGTTTGTTATTCTCACAAAGCAGTGGCATTCCATAAAAAACTAATGACATCAACACGTCTTCAAAAAATATCTCTGCAGTTGGTGGTCTAGATATGTACTCTAAAAACATATGATTTGGAGGCGCGTCTTCCATGCTGAATTTAGTTAAACCATGCAAAGCTCCATTCGATCCTCTTCCATCCACTGTGCCTGATATATCGTAACTATCACAACCAAAAGCGCCCATATGCTCGTTACCAGGATATTTTATACCGTTTTTTATTATAATTTTATTTTGCAAATGAGGTGGTGGCGTCCAACTTACTTTAAACCTACCTTTTGGGTCTGGATAGAAAATAACATTACTATCTTTTATACCGTTAACCCATTGAAAGTTACCTGTACTTATATTACCTTGATAACCTATTCCTTCATTATAATCTATCTGTTCATATATTTTAACTAGATTAAATATACTATTTTTCGCTTCATCTCTAAACGCATGTTCTTCAGTTCTTGGAAACTGACGATAAAACTCATTTAAAGCATCTTGATCATTTTTTAAACCATCAGCTTCGTTTTCCCAGTGCTCTATTATACCTATATCTATTAATTCACCATCTGGGTCGAGGACATCATTGTCTGGGTTATCAAAGACTGGAAGTCCGTATTCGTCAATAAATCCTTCGTAGTTCCATTCCATTGGGATAAACAAAGAGTATAAACCAGACTTTGTCTGTCCATTTCTATTTCTTTTTGTGACATCTGACGCATAGTATAGTTTTTTAAAATTATCTCCACCTTTATCTAAAGCGTTGGAAGTACTACCCATCATACATTTACCAACTATTCTACTACCTAGTCTTAAACAAGTTTTTGTAACTCTCCAGTTATTTAATATATTATCGGGCCTTTCCCACTTACCACTTTCATCATGAACTAATAGATTAAGTTTTTCACCATCATAACTATTATCTCCAGTGTTTTTCCAATCAATCGTTGTGTCTAAACCTTCTAATTGTTCTGTTTGCTCGTTTGTTGTTATCTTTTTTCTAGTAAACTTACTAGCTGGAACTCTATATGCTAATTCTGTTTTAGGACGATCCATACCGTCTTGAATTGGTTTAAAGAAAAATGGATAATTAACACTAATTGGAACGACCTTATCTGTAAACATCTTTTTAGCGTCACTACCAGTTTTAGATAGTATTCCATATCTACTATCACTTGAAATGGTAGCTAAATTAACTGTTTCAGCTGATGACATAAAAGAAAATCCAGAACGTCGGTTTTTAAGGTAACACATACCGTAACATCTTTTATCTGCTTTACACGCTTCCCAAAATATAAAGAACAATCTATTTGCTTCTCTAAAATCAGGAGCTCCAACATCAATTTTACTCCATTGTAAATACATATAGTGCGTGCCAGTTATCCAGGTTGGTTTACCATTATTCATAAACCAGAAACCTTCTTCTCGACGTTTAAATTCCTCGTCTATATAATCGTACCATTTTTCTTTATTACTTTCCGGATAACTCCTCCAGTCAAATATATTTTTTATCCTTTGTAGTTCTTTAGGATATTCCTGCTTAACCCACTTGTTTTTTGGATGCTTATATATTTCCTTTGGTGGTTTAGGCAGCGCTATAATTAAATTTTGTATTTCTATAATATCTCCTATAGTTCCATTGTGAGATAATACAATTAAATCATGTTCCTTGTTATAACCATACTTCCACTTTCTCCCACGATTCATACGTGTAATAGTGGTTCTTTTTATAGGCTCTATAGTTTTAACTAGTGTTTGCTCGTAATTCATTTTGATCTTCCCTCGGCGAATCCTTTAAAGACTCTTTCTTTCTTCTTTTCGGGTTCTTTACCCTCCAAAATATTCTCTTCCTCTTGGACTCTATTAAGTATTTCAAACGCGTCAAATATAGCTAGTTTTTTAGTAGCTGCGGCATTTTTTAATCTATCAGCAGAAACATCATCTTCTGTGTTAGTTATAATTTTTTCTTTAGCAACGTTGATTAACTCTTCAACTGCTCTGTGCCCAGCTTGGATTATACGCTTCTTCGTTTCCTTGATATTCATATTTAATTGTAATAAATTGTGTCATAACTCTATATAATCTTTTTCCATCTATAACAAATTCATATTTAGAGAAAGGCATAAAACCAACTAAATCTCCTTTATTATAACTTCCGTCTGAGTATTCGATAATACCAATACACGGTTCTTCTTCATCTATATTAAAAGTATTTCTTTTTTTTATAGGCTGTACGAAACAATATCCTTTACAAGCTTTTAAACTATTATTTCTTTTATATAAAAATATTTGATCTTCTTTTACTAAATACGTATTTTCATTGAAATAACTTTTACTATTTCTTTCTCTACCCTTTACATCGTGCCAACGTCTAAATACATTATGGTGTACTATAACAGTATCTCCAGGTTTTATTTCTGTTTCAAAAGCTATAGGTATAGATTTAACAATAGCTTCTCTGTTTACAAATTGATGATTAAAGATCTCAGTATTTAAAATAAGATCTTTATCACCAACTTTTTTAGTATTGTTATATCTACTACCCTTTGGCTCTATAACAAAGTCAAAAGGCGCTTTCATTAATACTCTAAATTATACTCTATAGATACCGCCATGTTTTTATTAAAGTCTTTCCAAGGTAGTACATTTTTTTCTTTTTTAATATAAATAGAATATTTATCTTCTTCTTCTATTATATCACATATAGTGTGTCCACCGTAAACCTCTTGACCAACAGCATAATGCATAGCGTCATTTTTATAATCCTTACCTACAGTAATTTTTCTAATTAGCTTGGCCATTTTCTTTATTATAGTTTATTGTACCATCTTTAATGTTAATATCAGATGTACCATAATTTTTTTCAAATGATTCTTGCATTTCAGTTAACGAGTCTTGTAAAGAAGATATATGGTGTAATAAAGTGTGTTTTTTAGATTCAAAAGAACCTATTTCTAATTGAGCTCTATTGATATTGTTTATTACACTTTGTACTTTATTTAATTCGTCTTTTGTAATGTTAGTAGCCTTTTCAGCTTTCTTTGTTTTTCTTTTTGCCATTTTATTTAATTTAAGTTAATTATTATTTATTCTCCAAAGTATACTATAATACCGCCGTCAGTATCATCTGACTGCATAGATACAGAGTCCCATCTACCATAAATAGTAGATCCTGCTGGAAACGCGTTGTCATTAGCAATTGTTAAACCACCTACACCAATACCATTAACATATTGATCGTTTGGTCTTTTAAATACTAAAGTTTCATTGTTTGTTATAGCTACACTTGCACTTATTTGTATTTCTTTTGTATTATCTCCATCTGGATCTAAAGCAGCGACAGTACCGTGTAAAACACCAGTAGCGCCATCATATACTTCGTCACCAACTTTTATTTGATCATTTTTACTAACGTTGTTTTCTTGATCAAATATAATCTTAGCTGTAGTAGCGTTAGCTTGGTTTACGGTTCTAGTAAAACTACCAGTTGAATTTGCGGAAGCCGCTGTATTTACGTGTCTTGTAGAGTCTTTTGCTATCAAAGCTGATAACACTGTCTCACCCATAAAAAATATACCTATAATACTTTGTCCTTCTGGAGCAGTTATAGTTTGAGCTGCGTCACTTGCAAAAGCTGATCCCGTGATTGATGATACAAAATCTTGTCCTAATAATGCCATATTTTTATTTTTTTACTTTTTCTAGTGATCTACCACCGAAGTAAGCACCGATCACAGTTATTAATACTAATTGCAATAGATCAACCCACGTATCTTTTACTTCAAACTGTACTACACCAGCATCGATGAATATCATCAATACTGTTGCTACAACTAGAAATATAAGAACCATAGGTCGTATATTTTTAGAAAGCCATGAATCTGAATTCATATCTACCTTCCATCTTTCTGTTATAGTTTTCTCCATTTCTACCTCATAGTTGGATACTAACTCTTTAATTTTTTGATTAGCTTCAAGCTTCTCTTCTTCAGAAGTATGTAGACTATCTATAACTCCACCTACGCCCTCTACAAGATCTTTAGCTCCTCCACCTGTTAACATTCCTAATATATTCATAATTTTTATTTATATTATTGAGTGACCATTATCAGCATCGTCTTCCCAAGGAAAACCTTTGTCTCCAACTTCTACCCACTGCCCATCAAATAGTATCATATCTTTTCCATTTCTTGTTTCTCTAGCGTAAGTATTACCATCGTATTTTACATGGTCATCAGAGTACTCTAATATACCTAGCTTTATATCAGTTGCGTGACGCATTTCATGGTTTATAGTTTGTTTTTCTTCAAAACTTCCTGGTTGTAATTGATCACTAATATATATTGTCCCATCCATATTAGCTTCACCTAAAATACCAGGTTCTAATTTCTTTCTAATAACAGGAGTTCCAGGCACAGAAACGTCAGGATCACCACCTTCTCTATGAAATCGAAGTTTTTTTCTTATTTCACCTCCAGTTGCTTCTAATCCTTTTGCTGTTCCTAATTTAAATCCCATTATCTATCTTTGTCTTTTATCATATCGTCTATAGCTTTATTATAAACTTTATCTGTATATGATTTGTTATTAAAAAATATACTTCTTTCTGACACTGGTAAATCCTCCTCACCAAGTAAAACCCTGTATATTCTACTTATTAATTGAGAACATTTAAATGATGTTTTGAAAACACTATACTTAATAGTTGTTCTATTGCGATGCCTCCAAACCTCTATCCAATCCTTTCTTCTTAGTCTCTCCCAACGATTTTTATCCCAACTCATGGTATAAACACCATCTATA